AGATGATGAAATCAGAGATGATCTGATTGGCCCCGAGTACGGGTTCAGCGCATCCGATTCCATTCAACTGGAGAAGAAAGAGGACATGAAGAAGCGCGGCCTGTCTTCTCCTGACTGCGGCGATGCACTTGCACTGACATTCGCTCACCCGGTTCATGCCTCCAGGTTCGAGGACAGGCACATTGAGGCCAAGGCGCAACAGCAGACCTACGACCCCTTCACCTACATGACGGAGGCGGGGCTATGACGCTGCGTGAAGCTCAGTGGAAGTTCCTCAAGGACGTTGCGCTCCTTATCGCCTACATTGACCGTGAGGGATGCTCTGCGTCTGGCGGCGAGTTGCAGCGGACCCTTGAGCAGCAGCAGATGTACGTCAGCACCGGGAAATCGCAAACCCTCAAATCAAGCCATATTCAGAAACTCGCCATTGACCTGTTCATATTCTCCCCTTCGGGTCGATGGGTGCAGGACAAGAAAACACTGCAGCGGTTCGGCGACTTCTGGGAGAGCCTGGACCCGAAATACGAGTGGGGAGGCAACTGGAAGAGTTTCCTGGACACGCCGCACTTCGGAAGAAAACTATTCAAGGAAGGATAGGGCGGATGGAGATCAACAGCAAGGCGTTTGAGACATTGGAGCTGGATCAGAAATTCAGGACATTATTCTCAAATGTTGAAGAGATGTATCAGCGGCAGGAAAGCATGGATGTGAAGCTCGATACCCTGCTCGGTTCTCCATGGCGCATGGCGATCCCGCCTGTCTCCTGGAAGGCGATTGGTGTTTTTATCCTCGCTCTCGTGGCAATAGCAAGGGGCGACCTCGCAACATTCGGCAAGCTCATCGGCACACTGGTGGGCATTGGAGGCTGACTGACATGGATAAGAGACGATTCAGGCAAATCTATCAGGCAATGGCGGCACCGGAAAGGCTCGCCCTTGAGCGACTTCTATTCATGGACAAAAGGGACCGCTTCGGATTGATTGCAACCATGGCGGGGCTCACCGATGAAGACAAGGAGTTTCTGTTCTCACTGGCGAACATGACCGACGAAGAGGCGAACCAGATGATCGCATACGCGGCGCGGGGCTTTCTCATTCACCTCATCAAGAGCCTGTTCGGATTCTGACATGAACGACCACGACGGCAAGACCTACATTGTAAGGCTCCTGGTAAGCATAGACCAGCTTGGCAATACCCTCCTGCCGTTCGCGTGGGGTCCATACGGCGGCTATCCAGATGAAACCATATCCTCATGCCTGGGCAAGCTGGCGCGGGACAACGGCGGTAAGATCCCATGGCGGTATTTCTGGCTCAAGCCCCTGCATTGGGGATTGAACAAGATCGACGAGAATCACTGTGAAGACGCCATAGAGCACGACGAGGGGAAATAGAATGTCGGCGGACCTGATCCTGCTCAAGAAGAAGCATGAATACCTCAAGCACAAGCGCAGGAGCTACGAGAGCCTGTATCGCGACCTCTCCGACTATCTGGCGCCCGATCGCGGCTTCTTCGATGGAGAGGAGCCCGGCAAAGAGCGCACCGACAGATACAAGAAGTTGATCGACCCCTCTGCCACGATATGTCTCAACTACTTCGCTGCCGGGATGCAGGGCGGCCTGAACAGCCCGAAGAGGCCGTGGCTCAGGCTCCATACCAATGACCCGGACATGAACAAGTACAAGCCGTTCCGGGAATACTTCTCCGCCGTGGAGCATATCCTTTACGCCATTTTCGCGCAGAGCAATTTCTATACTGCGACGCATAACATCTATCTTGAGCAAGGCACGTTCGGGACCGGCTGTCTGCTCATGGAAGAGGATTTCACCAAGGTGGTGAGATTCACTGCCCTTACAGCCGGCGAGTACTGGATAGACGTAGGCGATGACGGCAGGGTGAACACCATGTACCGCGAGCTCTACATGCCGGCGCGAAACATCGTGAGGCGATGGGGTAAGGAGCGGGTGACGGACAAGGTGAGGACGGCTGCGGAAGGCAATGACCCGTTCCATCTGTTCAAACTGATTCAGGTGGTGGAACCGAGAGAGGGCGGGACCACATCCAAGATAGACACGCTCAACATGCCGTATTCGTCCGTATATTTCGAGCCTGATGGTCAGGATGTCCTCGGAGAGAGTGGGTTCGATGAGTGCCCGATTGCGGCTCCCAGGTGGAGCGCCGTCGGCTCTGCGGTCTACGGCACGGGACCCGGCCACATGGTTCTGAGGCAGGTCAAGCTGCTCCAGGAAGAGAACATGACCAAACTCAAGGCCGCTCACAAGATGGTTGATCCTCCCGTGATCGGCCCCACGGCCCTGAACAAGAAGGGCATCAATACCCTCCCGGGCGGGAAAAACTACATGGACGCAGACAAGATCGCTCAGTTCGGGGCCCTCTATAACGTCAACTACGACATCAACGCGGCTATCGAGAGCATCCATGACGTTCGGAACATCATCGAGCGGAGCTTGTACACGGACCTGTTCATCATGATGGTGGAAAAGGATGACATGACGGCGACCGAGATCCTGGAGCGCAAGCAGGAAAAGCTGTTCACTCTCGGTCCCGCCATTGAGAAGCAGACGGATGAATTGCTCGATCAGGTGATAGATTTCACCTATTCGGCGGCAGCGCGGAGGGGGATCCTCCCTCCCGCTCCCCCCGAGCTTCAGGGTGAAAACCTCGAGATCGAATACATAAGCACGCTCGCACAGGCTCAGAAGCTGGCCGGTCTGGAGCAGATGAGGGCGTATGTCGGCGTAGGTATGGACCTGGCGCAGCTCAATCCCGAGGTCGTGGACAAGATAGACGTGGACGCGATCATGGACGAGGCCGCTGATGTGACCGGGATTCCTCCCAAGTGCAACCGCTCCAATGACGAGACGATGGAACTGAGGCAGCAGCGGCAGCAGCAGCAGCAGGCCATGATGGAGCAGGAGCAGGCTAACCAGGAGGCGGCACGGATGAAGGACCTGGCAGGGGCCAGCCTTGAAGGAAAGAACGCACTGACGGCGGCGCAGGAGGCCATGGAAGGATGAAGTCGGACCTGTACGAAGACGCCTCCCAGAAGGTCGCTGAACTTGCCGGGGATCTTGAATCCAGTATCCGGCAGGCAATCAAGGACCTGACCACGACACCGCAGGGAAGGGAATTTCTCTGGTGGCTGTTGGAAATAACGACGCTCAAGGTGGAGACGTTTTACGGCAATTCCAAGGACGCATTTTTCGCAGGGAAGCGCTCCGTTGGCCGGGAGATAGAGCACCGGCTGGCGGCTGCAAGCCCCGAGGTCTATGTGTCCATGATTAAGGCGGGAGAAGCAAAGACTTAAGTAAGTGAACAAACCGGGTTCCGGTTCGGGCTGATCACCTGGAACGGACGCAAGAATAAACGAGAGAGCCGTGTGGGGCCACACACCCTACGGCTCTCTTTTTTATTGCCCGGACAAAACTGGAGGAAAGAACAATGGCAGAAGAAGGACAGCAGACTCAAGGCTCAACGGGTGACACCGGACAGGGCGGCGGGGAAGCGAACTGGTACGATTCGATAGCTGACGAGGCCCTGAAGGGCAATGAAACCCTGAAGACCTATGACAGCGTTGAGTCATTGGCAAAGGCGCACCTCACGGTACAGGCCGAGGCCGCGGCACTCAAGAAGCAGATCGAGGACAGCAAGCCCGTGGTCCCCGAGACACCGGAAGCCTACGAACTCCCGACGAAGTTCGAGGGAATGCCTGACGATATCGCAACCGAGCTTTCACAGTCAATGGCGAAAGTGGCTCACGCAGCAGGACTCAGCAAAGAGCAGGCTGCCAAGGCGTATGACGCCCTCATGGCATCCGAGCTTCAGGAGCTGAAGGACGCAGCGGCAGCTATTCAGAAGCAGGTCACGGAGACTGAAGCCGCACTCAAGAAAGAGTACGGCGATAAGTACGCGGAAACCATGAACAACGCTTTCCTGCGCTGTTCTCAGATCGCGGACAAGGTAGGCATCAAATCGGAAGACTTCAAGGCATTCCTCGACGACACCGGCATAGGCGACAACCCCACGTTCATCAAGTTCGCGATCTCCCTGGCAGACCTCATTTCGCCTGACCACTTCGCACGGAACGCG